TCATAATTTTTTACTCCTGTGCGTCAAGAAGACGCGCGATGAACGGATCCAGCCATGGGGCCTTTTCTCCGTTCGTGGACTTTTCCGCATTGATTGTTACCTGCTTTCGGCCCATTGGGACGTTGATCAAGCGACCAACGAGATCCAGAGCCTTGGCAAGTTCTCCCTCGACCTTGGCCTTCTCCGCAGACAGTTCGGTTACCACGGACTTAACCGCAACAACCTCCTGCTGCGCAGCAATGGCTGCATCGAGCGCCGATTTGGCGATGGCAGCGACTTCCTCCAGAGAAGTAGCGGCAGCATCTTCGGCAACCACGTCCGAGGCGGCCTCAACGGCGACCTCAGCAGGGGCTTCCTGAACGACCTCAAGGGTCACTTCGGGATCAGAAATTGGGGCCTCTTCCACCACTAGCTCGCCGTCCTTCTGGACGCCAAGACCAGCAAGAACCGCATCACGGTCCTCGTCGGTGAGGTCGGCAAGAATCCCGCTGATTCCAGCGAGGACCTGATCGCTAACGCCACTCTTGTAGCGTGAGCTCTTATCCTCGTCGGCCACTGGAGCCTTGGGCTCCTCAGCGGGCTTCGGTGCAGGCGCAGGCTCGGGAGCCGGCGCTGGTGCAGGGGCAGGAGCGGGGGTTGGCTCAATAGCCTTCTCCACAATCTCCTCAGCGATAGGTTCTGCGGAAGCCTTAATCTCCTCAGGAGCGGCTTCCTCTTCCTTATCCTCTGCAACGGCAGCAGGGGCGGCAACATCGGATGGCTTATCGCCTTCCGTGCTGACAGTTACAGTCACGCGGGTCTTCTTCTCCGCGTCAATGACCTCATCGGCGGTGGCGGCCTCAACGACCCCCTCGGCGACGAGATCCTTCTCGGTCTCGGACATTGCTGTCTCCTCGTCTTCCTCCGCCAAATAAAGCGGATTAATCTTTGTGAGTGCGCTGACCTTTTGGCCAACAAGCAGCTCGGTTGCTTCCCACTCGCCATCTTCGCCTTCGTAAATGCGAACAAGTGCGGCTGGGTCTTCTGCAGTAGCGTCAATTGAATACTCGCCACCGGGCTCGCCAAGCGTGCCCTCGGTCATAACATACTCAACAACGCCACATGAAGTCTCTTCATCACTTGCCCAGATGACCCAATCACCAGCGGCGATTGAGCCAGCCTCGGCCTTTGTGAATGGAGCATTAATTCTGTCAGCCGAATCGCTGACAACCTCAATCTCGCCAGACTGCTCAGCCTGCTTCAGGCTTTTGAGTGCATTCTGCAGATATGAGCGCTGATTAGCCGGGATTCCGACTACTGAAGTTTCAAGAAGCTTGACGCTCTCAATGACGTAAGTTTCCTCTCCGCCATTGCCCTTCTTCTTTGAGACCTTGTCAACTCGAGCGCCAATTGAAAGTCCAAGCTTGACTCCGCGCTTGATTGCGCGGTAGGTCTTCATGGCAAGGGGGTTCTCGTCCTCGCCGACAACTCGGACGTCAACGTCAAGGTCGTAAACCTCCTGGCCAGAATCGTCATCAAAGCGCTTGACGATGCGGGCGTCAGTGACGGACCCAAAGATGTCATCTGGAACATTGTAGTTATGATTCAGGAAGACGGTCATATTCTGCTTTGCCGTGTCTTCCATAGACTTCAGGGCTGAGAGCGTCATCTCGTCGCCATGCAGGTCCCTAATAGTTGAGGAGGTAGTGCCGACCACATGAAGGTCGCCGTTCTCGGCGGTATATGCCTTCAGGGCATTCGTATAGAGCTTAAAGTCCACGTGGCCTCCTTATAGGCTATTTACGCATGTTGACTAGTATGTTACTCCGCGTCAAGACCTGACTTTTCTGTACTTTTCTGGCCATTGACGGATGGTTTTCAATCGTCTACCGTGGTTGTAGTATATACGATATTTATGAAAGGAGAGCGTATATGCAACTTTTACTTGCAATTGCGATTCTGGTTTCTGGGGGCTCCGAAATAGAGGATGGTGTCGCCACCCACTATCACTACACCTATGGCTGGCAGGGCGTGCCGCACGTGGCTATTCCAAAGTTTAGATACACCCCTAGAACAGCAGCAGATGCCTCTGCGATCCACGCGCTTAGGCGGATGCCGATGCTTATAAACCTTTGTAACAAAAAGAGCAATAATTGCGCCGTGGTGCTAGGCGTTGACTTCTGCGGTTGCGGTGGCAGGCCTAGGAAGGGTGACGAGCGAATCGCCGACATGTCAGACAAGGTCGTAAAAATGCTTGGCCTTGACTGGGGGCTCGGTGTTTACAAAACAACACTAGGAACTACATTTTCCGCAAAAGCATTAAGGGATCTAAATAAAATATTTATTCCAGCAAAAGATGGTACAATCCAGCGATGGAACAATGCCAACTTTGCGGAGAGATAAACTATTCTGGCGAGCAGATCAAGGATCTGGCCCGCGCGCTGATCCGTCTCCAGAGACAGATTCAGCCAGTCATTGAGGGATACGAAAAAGGTCGTAAGGCCCATCCCCGCTGTGCTTCGTGCGGCATACTCGCTGGACCAGATCACTTGGTGCAGGAACTAATGCCAGAGCCAATGATTCCGAGGGCGAGGGGTCAAAAGCGCTACAGCGTCTGCCATTGGTGCTACGCAGACCTTCACAAGTCTAGGCACAGCGTTCCGCAGCGCAGAAAGATACAGGCCCGGGTTGACGAGATGCTCAAGGGCGAAGATGAAGAGACAGCAGACACGGATATTGACAGCATCATGAGGGCAATACACAAGGAGCTTATTAGCTCAGACCCGCTGCCAGTACAACAGAAGAGCGAGTGGGACGAGGCAGAAGATGATTCCAGGAGTTGACAGCACGCTAGTCGTTCAGTTTAAGGACGGCACCTTCGCTGTGCCGCTCTGGTGGTCTAGATCGCTAAATCTAAGGACTGTTACATACGTTGATGGCGTTCGTGTAGTAGACTGTTCTCTTGACGAAATGAAGAAATTTGTAAATACTGACATGGTGGACGCCATGTGGGCAGAAGCAATCAGGAAACAGAGGAGTGGCTCAAACAGATAATGGCCGACCAACGTTCACTAATCCAAAGACTTTTTGGCACGGCGCAGCCACAGGCCTCTGAAAAGGCCGCCCCGTCGTTTGTTCCTGACGCCGGCCCGTATGCCCGTGGCGCTTATGGGCTAAACACGATTACGAAGATGAGCACCGAGCAGTTGCGCAGGTGGTCCCGTAACAATCCATGGATTCGTGCTGCCGTCAACCTTCGCCGCACCCAGATCAGCCGGGCCAAGTGGGACATCGTCAGCAATGACGCAGGAGACAGCCCAGATCCGCGAACTGTACAGAAACTTCGCGACCTGTTCCGCAGGCCGAACCCCAAAGGCGAGTCTTGGCGATCATTTATTGAACCGGTCATTGAAGATATCTTGGTTCTTGATCAGGGCGCAATTGAAATTGAAAAGAAGGTTGGATCGCGCGTTGGCGCAGACCCGATTGCATACCTTTGGAACAAGGATGCTGCCCGCATTGCCTTTGATACCACCTGGGACGGCAGGGACGAAAGCAAGCCTCGTTACTACGAGCTGGACAACGCTGGAAAGCAGCTAGCGGTTTATAAGAACGACGAACTGATTGTTGTTATCGCAAACCCAGTAACCTACAGCCCAATCGGTCTTTCGCCGCTTGAAGTGCTTGCTGAGACAATTGCCGCAGACCTTGATGCTGCGGCCTACAACGCAAAGGCTGTTTCGCAGGCTGCCCCTCCAGGCGTCCTTCATCTCGGCGAGGGCGTGCGCCCAGACCAAGTTGACTCATTCAAGGCGTACTGGGAGGCAGAAGTCGCTGGCAAGAGCCAAATCGCCATCACCGGTGGCGGCAAGGGGATGCAATGGCTTCCGCTTGCTGCTTCTAACCGCGACATGCAGTTCATGGAGTGGCAGGTCTATCTTGCCCGAAAGATCTGCGCCGTCTTCGCGGTTCAGCCTCAGGACATCGGCATCTCGTTTGATGTAAACAAGAGCACATCGGAAACTGGCGCCGCCTTCACATACGACAACGGCATCGTTCCGCTCGCTGAATTGATTGCTGAGTACCTTACTCGAGAGGTTGTGGCGAGGTACGACACCGACCTGCGCTTCGTCTTCACGGAGATCGGTCGCACTGCCCAGCAGACAATTGCCGAATATAACAAGATGGCGCTTGGTGGCCTGCCTTGGCTGCGTATCAACGACGCACTACGAGAGCGCGGTCAAGATGGAATTGGCGAGATCGGTGATCAGATCCTGTTCCAAACCCCGAAGGGCTATGTCCCGTCTGACCGCTACGGCGAGTATCTGGACACCGTTGTGTTTGGCTCCTCAGCCGTCAACGAGCCGCCAACCCCAGGCGGATCTGACCCTAGCGGAGTACCAAACGGGGAAGACATGGAGCCAGACCCTGGCTCTAGCAACCCGCCAAACCAAAACCCAGCAGACCTTGAGAATAACCTTAAGTTGACAATTGAGATTGACGAGACCAAATCTTTCGGGGACACGATTATCGTCTCAGACATTGAGGGAACCCTCACTGCGTCCGATGGCAGCGACAAGGTAAACGAGGTTGTAGCAGACTATTTGCGCCAGAAGTCCGAAACCAATCGCATATTCATTGTCAGTTCACGATCAGTGAAGCGACTTGACGAAACTCGCGCGTGGCTTGAAGAGAATGACATCCCACACGATGCGGTTTACTTGAGTGACTTCCCAGCAGGGGCTAGCCTGCAGTTCAAGAAGTACAAGATGTCTAAGGTAATAAAGGAAAGTGGTCGTGTCGTTGAGGCAATTGAGAATGATGTAGATGTTCGCGACGCCTACCGTGCGCTTGGAGTTTCAAGCGTTCATGCTCCAGCCGATGTGGCCGATAAGCACGCAGCTGCAGACTATTCTGGCATTAGCCTGAATGTTCCATCAGCAGTAAAAGCCGAAGCAAAGCGTGGTCTTGAATGGCGACAATAGTTTGGCCGAGGAGGAATTGGGCCTGGCCAAACTACTGCGCGGATGCTAATCAGCAACACTATGACTATTCCTCGCGTCCGAAAGATGCGCGCGTTCCTTGCTCGACATGAAGTTGATAAGCAGGGAGAGGGCTTTAAGCCTGGTCAGCCCGGCTTCCCGTCGGCTGGCCGTATCGCATGGG